AAAAAGATCGCTGACGGTGAGAGTGTAGACCTCACGAACGAAGAGCCCGACAGTTACAATGATGAGCCCGAATACGAACTGTCTGTTGATGACAATGACTATCGCCTGGGCTCGCTCGGCATACTAATCTAAACTGGTCACGCCCGAGTGACCATACCCCGACAGGCAAACGTATGTATGTTTGGCACCATTCAAAACGTATGGCCGTTTGCCTGTCACCATAAACCCTACGAGGCATTAAGCCCAAGGAAACGACAATGAGTAACGAAAAGTTAACCCCTCAACAAGAGGCATTTCTCGACACTGCCAAGACCAAAGGTTCAGTCGCTCTGCGCGCTCGCGCTGGAACCGGCAAAACCTTCAGCCTTCGTGGTTGGGCAGGCAGCACCCGTGCAGGAGGCCTGGCAACCTCTTTCAGCAAATCAACCGTCAACGAGCTGGGCAAGAAGATGCCGCCTAAGTTCCAGTGCAAGACCATGCACGGTATCGGCTACCAAGCGATCCGTAACTCCGGTAAGTTCACAAAGATGGACGCAAGCAAGATCTTCGAAATCACGAAGGTCTTTGCCGAGGACAACGAGATCGAGTTCCGCGACCAGGGCGACTTGCGCAAGCTTGTAAGCCTCGGCAAGTCATTCGGCATCCAGCCGGACTACCGTGGACCCGAAGGCCTCACCGAAGACAGCAAGGAAGCCTGGGAAGCCTTGGCCGAACAGTTCGACATCGACCTCGGGCCTAACACAATCGAGTGGACACGGCAAATACTGATGGAGTCCAACAAGCTCGCAGTTAAAGATGGCATTATCGACTTTGACGATATGCTGTACACTTCGTTGCTGTGGCCGCACAAGTTTCCTCGCTTCCCTGTCATCCTGGCAGACGAGGTACAGGACTTCAACAGCTTGCAGCATCGCATGTTGCGTCGTCTGCTCCTGCCTAACGGTCGCTTGATTGCTGCTGGAGATGATCGCCAAGCAATCTACGCATTCCGCGGAGCCCTCAACGACAGCTACACTCAACTGGTTAATGACTTCGACATGCTTGAGCTTCCACTGACGGTCAGCTTCCGTTGCCCTCGCGCAGTTGTATTCGAGGCTCAGCGCTACGTGCCCGACATCATGCCTGCACCACAGGCTATCGAGGGACTGGTAAGCAACCCTTCCAACCTGGCCCTGGCTGATGTGCCTAAGATAGTCTTGTGCCGCAACAATGCACCGCTAATGCGGCTGGCTCTTGCCTTGCTTGTGAGCGGTCGTACTGTGGAGATTGCCGGTCGGGACGTAGGACAAACCTTAGTCAACCTTACCAAGCGAATGACTAAGAAAAACCTACCAAGCGCAGAGTTCCAAGTTCGCTTGACCGCATGGAGGGAACGTGAGATTAAGAAGTTCCCGAAACGCAAAGCGCGCACTGAGGATAAGTTCTCTGCTTTGTGGGCACTGTCCGAGCACCACCCAGACCTCAAGGCCGTTCAGGACCACTTGGGCAAGCTCTACCCCAACGCAAGTAGGAAAGATCGTCGGCCAGCCGATGTGCATCTGTCTACTATCCACCGGGCAAAGGGCCAGGAGTGGCCGCGGGTTCTGTTCCTTGATCCGCAGCTCCTTCCCTCGAAGTACGCTACCCAAGAACACGAGATAATCCAGGAGGACAACCTCGCATATGTTGCTGTGACTCGCGCCCAGGAAGAACTCGTGTACTGTGCAACTGACGACATTGAGGGGCTAGAGAAATGACAACGATAGCACTATGTAAATGGCGAGGGGCACTCATTATTGCTGAGTTCTCTCGCTGTAAGGAGGGCACAACAGGACATTGCCCTGAATGCGGCGCAGCAGAGTTCCACAATCACGCAGGTTGGGTAGAGTGTGACTGTGGCTTCGCCATCACCAAGACTGACTATGACAGAATCATACAGGAGCCGCCCCCGACACAGAACACAATCCTCCAGGTTCTTGACTTCTCTAAGTCTGTTGCGAGGGGAGCCGCACGGTGAACAATACTAACCTCGACTTCAACAAGATCGTAAGCGAACTAGAGCGCTGTGTGGACACAGATGGCAAGACTTTCGTTGTGTTCTGGCTCTACTCGCCTACGACTGAAACCACAGGTGCAGCTAGCCTTACGAAGATTGATCCGGTCAAACAGATCTTCGTGGCTACTGCCAGGGCATCCGAGGACATACTCCTCCCCCACATACCTCCCGAGCCCGGTCTTTGGGAAGTACGTTTCACCGTTATGACTTTCATCGAAGCTAAAAACTATGCAGAGCAAACCCAGCTGGATACTCAGTTTGAAGACCTCTGGAAAAAGGAGACACCAACATGCCATTAACTCCACAACAAGAGCTAGAGATATATCCTCTGCTCGACCGTGTAACTGACCTTAACCCGAATCAAGGTATCCTCTATCACTGCACCACGCGCCGGGCTGATTACCTCGTGCGTATGATCCAGGGACTCCGGTACGACAGTGCCATTGAGTCTATCCAGATCTACCCGCCTGGACACCCTCTCTACGGCCAAGGCTTGTACGCCTATCTGTGGGTGGAAGTCCAGCCCAAAGGCTTGCTTGCAACTAAGCTCGCCCAACCTCACGACTCCGTGATGTGGCGACTGATCCAATGTGCAGCAAACCACAGCACAGTATCCCTGGACGAGGGAACCAAGTTCGGCCAGGCGCGAGTCCGGCTTGCTAGAGCACAAAAGAAGTATCCCGAGATAATGAACAACCTGTATCTCACCAATGACGAGCCGATTATGGTTCGGTATGGAGAACCCTGCGTAGAAGAAATGGTAGTTGTAGACATTGACCTCGACCCAGCCAGACCCATACCGGAGCCTACTGCTGAGCAAAAGGCTAAGTCAGACGCCCTGACCCCATATAAAAAGCCGTATTAATTATATGGGGTAGTGGGGTTGACAACGTGCCGTATTTATGTCATCATTACGGGGTGGTTACGGAAACCGACCGACCACCCGAAAATCAACCTACCAAACTTCTAGGAGCAACAAAATGCAAAAAACAGACGAAACCCCGATGCGCGCTCGTGTTATTCAAGGTGATGCCTATGCCGATGCTGGCACCCCGGACTTTGCCTTTCAGATTCCCCAGCCTTTCCAGCCGTCTAGCTTCGAGGGTCTGTCTGATCTCGGCGTAAACGCTGCTGGCTTCTCCAACGCAGCTAACCAGTTGCTTGCCGAGAACCTGGGAAACAACATGGCTGGTCGCGTCAAGAAAGCTGTCAAGGATGGCACAGACCTGCCTACCCAGGAAGATATGGATGCCCTCTATGGTGCCTATGACTTCTCCGGTATTCGCGTCTCTGCCCTGGCCAGTGGTTCCTTGTTCGATAAGATCATGTTCCGCAACGCAGGCCAGTTCATCCGTCGCCTCATCAAGCAGAAAGGTTATCAGGAGCAAGCTGCTCCCGTTACTGTTGCTCGTAAAGGCACTGAGCCGGACGAAGGCCAAGTCTCCTACGACACCTTTGAAGGTGAAACTGGCAAGCTCATGAACGGCGAAGGCCCCTGGGGTGAAGTACAAGCCTTTATGGACCTGCGTGAGGAACTGATTGCAGCTTCCCATGCCGAAGAAGAGCGTGTACGCGCTTCTGAGAAAGCCGCTGAAGAGAAGCTGAGCGAACTGTCTCTGAGCTAAGCACGAACCTCGGCTGAACCTAGCCGATACAGAGAGGGGGGAGCGATCCCCCTTCTTTTTCACCTACCCATACATACATTGTAAACAAGTTTCGGAGATCTCCTGATGGCCCAGAATAAATTACCCGATGTGGCTCCTCGGACCGTTCGAGTCCACATCCCAACTTACAACGCGATTCTGGAGTTTTTCCGTTTGTCTCCCTCTGGCCTTCGTGGTAGTGATGCAATCCGACAAGTCCTAATGCAATTCGGTAAGTACTGTGAGGACCAGATGAAAGCCGGTCGCACAGCATCTACCCGCGATTTGCTCGAAGCAGAGAAGACTTTCCATCGTATCATGGATAACGATCCTATAGGTAAAACTCAAGGAGAATCTACTGATGATTGAAGCCCCGGCACCCGAGCCTGACTTCACTCAAACCCTCAACGACCTGTTGACTTCAGCCGCTGCCGAGTGGTCCCCTGAACACCGGCTCCGTCTTGTCGAATCGCTCCGTACTCAGCGTGAGCGCTGGAACCAAGAACAAGCAAGTGGTTCTAAGAAGCGTGTTACTAGCAAACAGGTTAATGCCCCTGCACAGGGCAAAAAGAAACTGGCCCTTGACGGTTTGAAACTGTAAACTAACCCAACTACTACTCGAAGGAGTATATCATGGCTAAAGAAACATTTCTAATTTGTTCAGCAAACCCCGCAACTCTCCTGACCAACCTGAACACAGGTTATTTCTCGTCCTCAAGCATCATTGCCTGGGGTGGCTCAGAGATTCCCGAGGGTTGGTTCAAGCTGGGTGTCTGGGAGCTTGACACGGACTCAATCAACGTCGAAGACCTTACCCGCAAGGCGCTCAGTACCCTGGACGAGACTGAAAAAACACTCAGGGCTGAACTTCACGTGAAGCTCAAAACAATCGAAGAGACGCGGCAATCCATCCTGGCCTTGCCCTGCCTACCTGTTGTGGAGAAAGACTGATGGAGCCTGAAGTAACCTACCGAGGGATGCTTGACATGCAGGTCTGTGTCCCTACCGACTACACTGACGAGCAAGCCCTTGAATTTGCTGGTCGTGAGAATCCCTGCGGCACCACAAACGGCTGGGCTATTCGCAAGGCCGGTGACAAAGCCCTGCTTGACTCGCCTGAGCGCCAGCCCTGTGCTGACCGTGAAGGCTGTGTTCACATCATGCTCGACGCATAACGGAGAATAAGAATGAAGGAAGCAAAGTATTTCAGGAAAGGCAGAACTATCCGCGGTCCATCTGGTGACACAACACACAGCTCAATCAACGCAGCCAAGCGTGAATGTCGTCTGCTTCATGCAAGCAACGGCGCGGGTTCTGTGCTTGTAGTCGATGCCCTGCCTGCTAAGAAGTCCGATGATTGATCTTGCAGCCCTGAGAGTCGGGGATAAGGTTCGTTACCAGCCAGCCCACTATGCTCCAAGCATGTGGGAGAATGGCAAGGTAAAAGAAATTCCTGACTCTGCAACAGACCCATACACTACGGTTGGCTACAACTGTGTTCGGGTAGTCTATCACTGTGATGGAGACTGGCTTAATTTCAAGGATTACACCAGCGCCCTCACCAGTATTAACGACCTGCAAAAAGGCTGGAGACACTAAGATGCAATTCTATAACCCGTGGACAGACGAAATCCTGAACGAAGGGGATGAAAACGATCACAAGCTTATCCCGCTTGGCAACCCCTATCATAATGACGAGAACTCGTCCATGAAGGATGGCATCCAGTTTGCCTGGGATAACACTAGCCTTGGTTGGTTCAAGACCTGCCCTCGCAAATACCACTTCCACATGATCCAGGGGTGGACGTACAAAGTCATGCCACCGCCTCTTGCCTTCGGAATTTACATTCACCGGCTGTTCCAGACCTGGCACCAACTGCTTGCCTCCGACATGGATAAGACTGAGTGCTTGCTTAGGTGTGTCAAACTGGCCGGATTGCTCGGAGAGAAGCTTCCAAAGGGTGACACTGCCCGTCAAAAGGAGCAACTTGTCCGGGCTTTTGTCTGGTATGTTGAGCAGTTCTGGGATGATCCAGCCAAAACCGTGATACTTTCTGACGGTACACCAGCAGTTGAATACTCTTTCACCCTACCTTTCTTCGAGCATAACGGCGAACAGGTGTTTCTGTGCGGCCACATTGACCGCTACGCTGAGTGGCAGGGTAAGGTAATGGCTTGCGACTACAAATCTACCAAGTATGGCTTGGATCGTAGGTTCTTTGACAAGTTTAAGCCCAACGGACAGTTCGCTACTTACGCGTCCGTGAGCCATATTATTGCGGCGGAGACTCACGATTTGCCTTCCGCCGATGGATTGATGCTCGATGCCGTTCAGCTTGGCGTAAATTTCAACCGCTATCAGCGCCAAGTTATCCCCTTCTCACTGGAAGAGGTAGATGAACACATCAAGGGCATGACATTTTGGATCACTCGCGCCAGGGAAGCCTCAGAAGAAGGGTATTTTCCTGCGAATGAAGAGTCATGTGGCAACTATGGTGGCTGTGAATTCCGTGAAATCTGCTCCAAAGCACCTGCCCGGCGGCAAGATTACCTCCGCGGGCACTTCGTTAAGAAAGTCTGGGACCCATTGAGATCAAGATAATGAATGATATAGTAACGAAAGATGACCTGCTCGACATAATCAACACTCCACAACCCGAAAGGAGCACCACCATGAACACAGTTTCCGAATCCCGACAAGTCAACCGCCTTTCTGAAGGAGGAGGAGCGAAAGTCGCTGTAGACAAACCTACCTCCCTCAGTGATGCTGTCAACGAGATGGACTCAGTATCTAACCGACTGGCTACCTTGCTTGCGCGTGTAGCCGGGCACGACCAGGAATCTCCAAAGGCAGAACCACCACACCATATGACTCTGGCTGCCTTGCTTTCAGATGGCCCCTCTTTCATCCGTGAGAAGGTGTCCATCCAACAGCAACGCCTGGATGAAATCGAAAGCATCCTTTTCGGTTAGCGTAGTCATTTGACAAATCACGACCGTTGTGATAGAATGGTCAATTAACTCAGAAATGGGAGGACAGAAATGTCTAAGCTTACAGTAGAAACAACCGCTCCATTTATCAAGATGATGTTCCTTGGCTACTCTGGCGAGGGTAAATCTTCCGCTCTTGTTCCACTCTCTATTCCCGGCTTCCGTGATGGTCCAGGCTATGAACTTCGTTGGCTGGACTTTGATGGAAAGGCAGAAGAAACAATACGCTCGACTCTGGCTCGCCTTCGTCGGGAAAAGAAGATTACTGATGAGCAGTACAAAATTGCCTTGACTGAAAACAATGACGTTATAAAATGCACCGAGTCAACTGGTATTGTATCTGCTCGTGAAGGTAAGAAGACTATCAAGAAGATTGGTGTCTCTGGTCCTGCGACATCCTGGCCCAATGCGGTTAAAGCCCTCGGTGCTTGGGAACGCTCGTGGGACGACACCAAGATTCTTATCGTTGATTCCTTCACCTTTGCTGTTCAAGCTATGGTCAAGTACGACCAGGAATTGAATGGACGAGCTAACCAAACCCTCAAGTGGCAAGAGTTTCAAGGCCCGCAAGCTATGGCTGAGACTCTTATGACACTTGCTGGCGACTTGCCTACCAACGTAATCGTTACTGGCCACCAGGACCCCCTGGAACTTTATAAAGCTACGGACCAGAAAGACGACAAGGGTGTGCAAGTCGAAGAACTCGTGGATACCTTAATGGTTCCTATCTCAATTGGTCGAGCCGGGCGTATGAAGTTGCCTGCTCGTTTTAATCATCTCCTGCTTGCGACTTCCGAAGGCGCAGGGGATGCTACGAAACGGTGGATTTACACCAAGTCTCGCAAAGGGGTAGTGACTA